AGATATGGCATGATGCTTGAGGATGAAGATTATCCTGACATGAGCGTGTTGGAGATTGACGAGGATATTATTATGCAAGTTTGCGAAATCAATGATTACAAGTATACAGTCATAACTCCGAATGATATAATTATTCCACCGAAGCAGGGCACCTTTACATAGATAAATGATTATTTTTGAAAATATTAAATGGAAGAATTTCCTGAGTACAGGAAATCATTTCACTGAAGTCTCTCTCAATAAAAACAATACAAATCTCATTATCGGAAGTAACGGCGCTGGTAAGAGCACTATTCTTGATGCTTTGACTTTTTCTCTTTTTGGCAAACCGTTCAGAAAAATCAACAAAGCTCAACTCATTAATTCGGTAAATGAGAAAGATAGTGTAGTAGAAATATTATTCAAGATCGGAACAGTTGAGTGGAAAATTATCCGTGGCATTAAACCAAATAAGTTTGAAATCTACAGAAATGGTAATCTGTTAGATCAAAAGTCCTCTGCAGTAGATCAGCAGAAGTGGCTTGAGCAGAATGTTTTGAAGATGAACTACAAGTCTTTTACTCAGATTGTGATTCTGGGAAGTAGTTCTTTCGTTCCCTTTATGCAGTTGTCTCCTGCAAATCGTAGAGATGTCATTGAAGATTTGTTGGACATTAGAATCTTTTCTTCAATGAATGTGGTGATAAAAGAAAAGATTAGAAAGATTCGAGAAGATATCAAAGTCCTGTCTCTTAAAGAAACTTCTTTCCAAGATAAAGTTGGAATGCAACAAAACTTTATCGGTGAGTTGGAGAATCGTGGAAAGAAAAATATTGAAAATAAAGAGAAGAGAATCATGGATCTCCTGAATGAGGAGAACAATCTCATCACTTCAAATGCATCGATAGAGGAAGATGTTTTTAAATTAACAAAAGAGATTGAAGGCCTTGAAGGTGCCACTGATAAACTCAGAACTCTTGGAAATTTGAAGGGAAAAATCTCTCAGAAAGTATCTACCATTACTAAGGAACACAAATTCTTCACTCAACATACGGTATGCCCTACATGTGAGCAGGATATCAAAGAAGAGTTTCGTGTAAATAGAATTAGTGACGCTCAAAATAGAGCAAAAGAGTTGCAATCCGGCTACGAAGAGTTGGAGGGAGCAATTAAAAAGGAGGAAGAGCGAGAGCGTCAATTTTTACTCTTAAGTAAGGAGATTACTTCTTTAACGCATGGCATTTCTAAAAACAATACTCAGATCTCTGGATGCCAACGACAGGTCAGAGATTTGGAATCGGAAATTCAAACAATTACCGATCAACTTGCAAACAGAAATATTGAACATGAGAAGCTAAAGTCCTTTGAAGAAAAACTGAATCAAGTAAAAGAAGAAATCTTTTCTGCAAAAGAAAAATTAACCTATCACGATTTCGTTTACGGGTTACTTAAAGACGGTGGTGTAAAGGGTAAGATCATTGAAAAATATCTTCCCCTCATCAATCAGCAGGTTAACAAATATCTCCAGATGATGGACTTCTACATCAACTTTAAGCTTGATGAAGAATTCAACGAAACAATCCAGTCACCCATTCACGAAGACTTTTCATATTCTTCTTTCTCCGCAGGTGAAAAAATGAGAATTGATCTTTCTCTTCTGTTCACATGGAGAGAGATTGCTAAACTAAAAAACTCTGTGAACACTAATCTACTCATCATGGACGAAGTGTTTGATAGTTCTTTGGATGGATTGGGAACAGATGACTTCATTAAAATTATCAGGTATGTGATAAAAGACGCAAATATTTTTATCATCTCACACAAAACAGGCTTGCATGACAGTTTTGAAAATGTTATTAAGTTTGATAAGGTGAGGGGATTTAGTCAATTGGTGCAGTGATATGAATTTAGATTATAAAATTTGTAATATATTGACAAAAAAAGAAGTTTCTCACTTGAGAGAAAAACTTGATAAGTCAAAAGGTTGGTCTGATGGCGGTGAGTCTACTATTGGACATGATATCGACATTAAAAATAACGAAGAACAGTATAGATCTGATCCTAAAAATGAAATATTTAAATATAGACAATCAATTGGACATCGTTATCTAGATCTTGAGGAACCATATAAATTTACTACGGCCAAATCTGTTACTCTTCCGATTATAAGTCAAATGAAAAAAGGTGGTTTTTATAAACCACACATGGATACACCACTTCTTGGGCAGTACAGCACAACTTTGTTCTTATCTGAACCAGATGAATATGAGGGGGGAGAACTTCTTTTGCATATTGGTGGATCTACAAAGAAAGTAAAGCTCTCAGCTGGAAAAGCAATAATTTACAAATCTGGAACTCCTCATTGTGTTAATGAAGTTTTAAATGGAAAAAGAATTGTTTCTGTTTGTTGGATAAAATCATTAATAACTAATCAATATGATAGAGAATTGATATATATGTTGAGGGTATTGGGGCAGCAACTCAATAATAAGTATGGAGATTTTAACGATGGATGTCAAAAAAAATATTGGCATACTTTAGACTCCGCAATGTCTGACCCATACTTCATGTTCAAGAACATTTCACACTACATAGAGTCTAAATATCCAAATCAGGAAACTGATCATCTTCAAGAGGGAGAACCAGGATTTTATCTTAAATGAAAGAGGACAACACTTTATGGTATGATAAAGTGATTAACGAAGCAATTAAGAACAATGAAAGTTCCAAATTGGCAGCACCACAGCAAGAAACCTCAAAAGAGGACCCTGAAGCCACAGAAACTTCGTCAGCGTAAAGAATCATTGAGTTTCTTGAAAAAAAGGTTAAATGTAACAAGAACTACATTAAGTTAGCATACGCTGACTACATAGTATAGAATTGGAGAGAATTGTATGAAGTAAAAGACTTCATCATGATTCATAATAAAATGGAGATTGTAATGCACAATTTAATTTCACACAATCAGTTGGCGGGTTGGAAGCAAAGTATCACACGATTGACTCAAACCTTAGACTATACTATGGAAGAAGCGGATCAATTAAATGATTACTACAACTGTCTTATTGAATGTGATGAAAACCAGCACACATGCAAAAGAATCTGTAGGCACATCCTAGAACCGTCCGTCTAAAAAGCAAAACAGACACATGGAGAACTGTCACTGAGGGCCCTCACCGAAAGGTGGGGGTTTAGTATTATGGCCGTATATTCAAAGGAACCCAATGTCTAACCTAGAAATCAAAGGGCAACTGGCGAAACTCCTGGCAACGGAGGATCTTGTTGTGGAGCACAAGCAGGTTGAGACTGCTATGTTCAATGTTCACACTCGGGTTCTGACACTTCCGATGTGGAAGAGTGCTTCCAACAATGTTGTTGACCTGTTGATCAGTCATGAGGTTGGTCATGCACTCTATACTCCAAATGAAGACTGGCAGAAGAACCTGAAAATACCTCATCAGTTTGTCAATGTGGTGGAAGATGCTCGTATTGAGAAACTGATGAAGCGTCGATATGCAGGTCTGAACAAGACCTTCTATCGTGGATATAGTGAACTTCATGAAGATGACTTCTTTGCTTTGGAAGGTGAAGATATCAGTAAAATGAATCTTGCTGATCGTGCAAATCTTTATTTTAAGATTGGTAATTACACAAAGATTGCTTTTGATAATCCTGAAGAGATTCGTATTGTCAAAATGATCGATGATTGCGAGACTTTCTCTGATGCACTTGAAGCATCTGAAGAACTGTATAAGTATTGCAAACAGAAACTAGAAGAAGATAAAGATAAACCTGAAGAAAAACCCACTAGTGGTCAAGAAGGCCAGTCTAGTTCTGCATCTTCTGATGATGGTGAAAAGGAAACTGTCAGCACCGACAGTTCTGGATTTGATGATGATACTGAGGAGGGTAGCGATCTTCAAACTGATGATTCTGAGGTCACTAGTTCTGGTTCTTCTAATCAACCTCTCGATGAACCTGAAGTCAAAACTGACGATCAATTGAATGAATCTTTGAAACAATTCATCGATGACTATGTGATGGAGAGCAATTACATTGAAACTCCTGACCTGAATCTTGATACTGTTGTTAATTCAAACAAGAAAGTTCATGATCACATCATGGAAACTTATGGTCCTCTTTTGAATGAGCATCCTAATGTTTTCACTCATGCTGATAGTCAGTACAAAAAGTTCAAAAAATCCGCACAAAAGGAGGTGAGTTACCTTGTCAAAGAATTTGAATGCCGTAAGTCCGCAGACGCTTATGCTCGTTCTAGCACTAGTCGCACTGGAGTTCTCGATACAAGCAAGCTACACACTTATCGATACAATGAAGACTTGTTCAAGAAAGTAACTAAACTTTCTGATGGTAAAAATCATGGCCTGGTCTTTATTCTTGATTGGTCTGGATCTATGAGTCCTGTTCTTGAGGACACTGTGAAGCAAATGTACAATCTCATTTGGTTCTGTCGAAAGGTTTCAATTCCTTTTAAAGTGTATGCTTTTACTCTTGAGTTCAATCGAGAGGAGTGTGTTGATGGCAACTGGAAAATGCCAGCAGCACATTATGTGAAGAAGGAAGGAGTATTCCATGTTGATGAGAGATTCTCTCTGATGGAGTTTTTTACAAGTGAAGTTTCTTCTAGAGAACTTGATGAGCAAATGCTAAACATTTGGCGAGTTGTCAATTCTATGAGTCGGCATTCTTACGATTGTAACTTCTGTCCCCCAAGGTTGGGTCTTTCTGGTACACCTTTGAATGAAAGTATTGTAGCTCTCCACAAAATTATTCCTGCATTCAAGAAGCAACATAACCTTCAAAAACTGAACTGTGTTATCTTGACCGATGGTGAAGCAGGCCCTCTTTGTTACAATAAAGAGATTCATCCACATTGGGAAGAGAAACCTCGTCTTTGTAAGAAGAGGATTATTCCTGGTAATGATTTTGTTCGCAATCGCAAGACTGGAATGACATATAGTGTCGGATCTATTTGGCATCAATTCACTGGAGTTTTGTTGGAAGATCTCAAAATGTCTCTTCCATATTGTAACTTCATTGGTATCCGAATCTTGGGTCGTCGTGACGCTAGTTCCTTCATTGATTCTTATTGTGGATATGCTGGAGAAAAGCATGACAAAGCTATGATCTCTTGGAGAAAAGAAAAGTCATTCTCTCTGGATGTTGATGGGTATAGCAAATACTTTGGACTTTCCTCAGATGCTCTCTCTGAAGAATCAGACTTTGAAGTTAGTGATGAGGCAACAAAGACTCAGATTAAGAAAGCATTTATCAAGTCTCTAAATAATAAAAAAACGAATAAGAAAATCCTTAGTGAGTTTATTTCTATCGTCGCATGAGTGAATTACCAGAGTGGAGAAAGAGAGCACTGCAAGATCCAAATCTTCCAGCAAAGCAGGTGGAAGTCTTGCTCCACGGCCCTAAGTGTTTGACGGATGCATGGTTTCTGCAGGCAATGAAATTCAAATATGGACGGTTTGGAAACTGACCACTGGGGGGCAATGACCCCCTTTTTTGCTCTATACTAGCTTCAGTTCAAACAAAGCAAATGGGTTTGTCCAAAGAAGGCATCATCAGTTCTCTTCAAGATCTCTACGGAGAGTCCATCACTTCTGGTGATGTTCGTGCTTGGTGTGCAATGAATGATTGCAACTACCAAACTGTTACCAATAAACTGACTGATTACAAAGTCGGTCGTGGTAAGTGGAATCTTGAAGTAACAAAAGAGACAGTTCAAGACCTTGAAGTGACTTATAATTCTCCTGCAGCAATGCCTGCTGCTGAACAGAACCTTATCCCTCAGAAAGATGATACCTTCGTCCAGTTTGGCAATTTCTCTCATATTAAAAAAATTATTAAGTCCGGTCTATTCTACCCAACGTTCGTTACGGGCCTTTCTGGTAACGGTAAAACGTTCGGAATTGAGCAAGCGTGTGCTCAACTGGGTCGGGAACTCATCCGTGTAAACATTACTATTGAAACCGATGAAGATGATCTTATTGGTGGTTTCCGCCTTGTTGATGGTGCAACCGTCTGGCACAATGGCCCAGTCATTGAAGCACTCGAACGAGGTGCTATCTTGCTCCTTGACGAGATCGACCTTGCCTCTAATAAAATTCTCTGTCTCCAATCTATCCTTGAAGGAAATGGAGTCTTCCTTAAGAAGATCGGTAAGTTTATTCGACCCAGTGCAGGTTTCAATGTCATCGCAACCGCAAACACTAAAGGTAAAGGTTCAGATGATGGACGATTCATTGGAACTAATGTGCTCAACGAAGCCTTCCTTGAGCGATTCCCTGTGACCTTTGAGCAGGAGTATCCTACTCCCGCCCAGGAAACTAAAATCCTCAATAATGTTTCTAAGTCTCTCGGTGTTGATGATGCAGACTTTTGCAAGCGTCTCGTCGATTGGGCAGACATTATTCGTAAAACCTTCTATGATGGTGGTATCGATGAGATTATCAGCACTCGTCGTTTGGTTCACATCATCCGTGCCTACAGTATCTTTGGAAATAAAGAAACTGCTATTGAGATTTGTGTGAATCGTTTTGATGACGAAACCAAACAGTCCTTTATGGAATTGTATGACAAGGTTGATGCTGATGTAGACTTTGCACAACCTGAAAATTCGTGATACAATGACTAATGCTTGGGCTTTACTTTACGATGAATTGAACATGACAGACAACTATGAACACACTCCCGACTATTATGATCGGGATAGAAATCGAGATTCCAAAGAGTGGGAGAGTATCGTGAATGGAACTCACCCAGAATATGAACTCACTGCCGATGGTTTTGTTTGGCCAAAAGCAAATGATCTGAATCTTGAAGCATTGTCCAGAAATGGATTCTGGAAATACGAAGAAGATAAGACCATGAAAGAGATTCGTGAGTATCTCTCTTCAACATATAAATCTCACTATACTTCTCAAGATTCTAAAACCCAGACTCTTGATCTTATTGAGAGCATTGGTGATTCGGAACCTTTCTGTCGATCCAATGCAATCAAATACCTGTCTCGCTTTGGCAAGAAAAACGGTAAGTCAAAGCAAGATATCCTGAAGGCAATTCACTATTGCATTCTTCTTTACCACTTCGCTGGCCTTCATAATGAAACTAAGGGAACATATGAAAATTTCTGAAAAAACTATAAA